TGATGTCGACGAAATCCGTGCCAACGTACGAAAAGAAGACCGCATCATTGATACCCTTGAGCCTATACTTAATCAACACCGGCTTGTTGTAGATAAATCCGTAGTTGATTGGGATTATAAGTCCAATAAAGATGAAGCACCTGAAAAACGTCTCATGTATATGCTCTTCTATCAGATGAGTCGTATGTGTCGTGAAAAAGGTGCCGTTAAACACGACGATAGATTGGATGCTCTCGCACAAGGTGTTAAATACTTTACTGATGCCTTTGGTATCTCCGCACAAGAAGAAATTAACTCCCGTAAACGTGACGAGTGGAATCATATGCTCCAAGAATTCTTGGATGATCCACAATCTTCCGCAGATCACCTCGTTTTAGGTATGAATCTAGAACAAAGACAAGCTGCAAATGGCAATCCTAAAACTACAGTCCCCACCTGGGTTTGACGAGCTCCCCGGTGTATACAGGAGGAAGGGTGGACCTTCTGTGAAATTGGGAGACGTAACACTCTCCCTTTTTATTCAACCCGGGGATGTTGAATCCTCATAACACCAAAACACAACAAGAACACATCAAGTCTTTAACTTGAACTAACTCCCGTGATGATCTCGAATCTTGTAATACCTTGAATGTATTTACATATACACTTATCATCATACATACCACCTGTTAATGAATCACGTTACCCTCGTACATTACACACCTATTGGTGAAGACCTAGTTGCTTATATGGCACGTGTCTCTAACCCTGATAATCAAAACAACACTGAGACCAGTGATCGTTTGATTAAATACCTTATAAAACATAAGCATTGGTCACCCTTTGAAATGGTGAACATGTGTGTAGAAATTAAAACTACACGTAGTATCGCTGCTCAGATCCTTCGTCATCGTTCCTTCTCTTTTCAAGAGTTTAGTCAACGGTATGCTGAAGTTACAGATCGTCCAGTGATACCTGCTATACGTCGTCAAGATGTTTTTAATAGACAGAATAGTACTGATGATATTGATCCTTTTACTGTTCAAGACTTTCAGTTGAAAGCTAGTCAATTGATTGATCAGTCCTTGTACCTCTATAACGAAATGCTTAGTGCAGGTGTAGCTAAAGAATGTGCACGTGAAGTGTTACCTCTTTCTACTCCAACAACGATGTATATGAATGGTACGTTGAGATCTTGGATTCATTACACAGAACTACGGTGTGATAATGGTACTCAGTATGAACATAAGGTTATTGCTGATGAATGTCGTGCATTAATTGAACAATGTTTTCCTTTGGTTTCAAAAGCTTTGTCATCTATCTGACAGGGTTTATCGCTGTGTGTACTGCTAATACCGTTAGCTTACAACAGTGTTTAAACGTACAGGCATATGTACCGGGCTATATAAATGATTTGTTTGAATATGTCCGGTATGAACCATATGCACAAGAACAGATTTACTTGAGTAAATAACTATGGTCGTTTGGTCCGTCGTTTATATGGTGTTTATTTTGGTTGTGGGAGTGTCAGTGCTCATATGGATGCTCTTAAATTATGACAAAAATGTTTGAAGGGTATATACGTGGGGGAAGGACGCAAATTCCCCCATAGGGGTGGGTCATATTCCCGCGCTAGACGTGCGATCTAACTACCGCGCCTAGGTATTGCGCGGGTTTCATCTATCGCGCACGCGTGTGTGGTGTGTACTTGGTGCGATCTGTCGCGACCCAGTTTTACAACTGTCTTTCTTCAGTCATACCAATGGATCTCAAGTGATAAGCAGAACTGATCACAGCATAAGCAGAACTAATAACCACTGATGCCACTGGCTTGTCATCCACTACGGTACAGCTTGATACAGAACTAGACCGGTCCACTCGTGTATGATTAAATTCAGATGTCTGATTTGAAGGTCTTGATCTCGACTCTCCCTGTTAAGGGGGAGGAGAGTCTCGATCTTCAACCATCAGACACTGCCTCACCGAACCTTGACAATTCCATACGTCGTTACGACCTCGGCAGCTGCAGCTAACTGTGAGCCATGAGGTAGACCCAGGAGGTGCTTGACCAGTTGGCCGGCCTGGATGTATACACTCCAGTAGTACTGGAGACAGCGGAGCCACACGCTTTGTCTGTTCATGGCATGCTGCACGGTGCACCGGCGCCCTGCCCGTTCGAGTCGGGCTGTTAGCAATTGCGTCTCATCAAGGACGCACTTTATTGTTTACCACTTGTTTTATGTTCATCAACATTCCTTGCCGTACCTCAGCTTGTGTTGAGCGTATGGTTGTCGACCCACTTCGTGGTGTTGTGCAGATTGCGTACCGTAAGGGTAGCATCTACGAGTACACTCATGTATCACGTCGTGCCATTGCGAACCTGCTGCTCAACCGCAACATGTCACTAGGCCTTTGGGTCAATGACGCACTCCTTCCTTATGACACCAAGACCAGTGTGTTTGGTGAGTGCCGTTTGCTCAACGCTTTGTTCGCATCTTCGATGCCGATCACACAAGAGCCTGACTACGTCGTCGCCTGATCCGTTCAAGCGGGTGGCGGGGTGCAAACCCTCGCCCTAGGCCTGACACCTTGTGTGTCACCTGTTCACTTCTGTATACACACATGACCACTGCAACTATGCAGACCTTTGACATCCTCGGCCACGAGTTCGACATGGACGCACTTAACGACATCGCCACTCATGGCTGTGCTGCTGGTGTGTCTGGTTTCATCTACTCATATGAGTTACATGACATCTACCAAGAACACGAGGACACGATCATGTCTTATCTCGATGAGCACGCTTTCGATCTAGGTGAGGACAACGGATTCCGTATGGTTCTCAACTCCATGGACCGACGTGGTATCGAGTACGACTCCTTGCAAATCTTCAAGGAGCAAGCTGTCTGGATGTTTGTTGAACTGTTCGCAGTTCAGTTGTTGCAACGCAACGGACATCCCGACTGGGCTTGACCTGTTCACTCAGGTACATACGTAAAAGCGTTCAAGTCAGGTGCAATGCCTGGCTGTACCTATTGCCTACGCATTAGCGGGGCTTCTTCACACGGACGTACAAAGAACTATCAATGACTGAACAGAGCATCATCCTCGCAGTCATCGGGTGTGTTGGCTTATTAGCCACGCTCTCGGTGTACTCACGAGCAAACAAAGCAGTTAACAGGTATGAACGCAAAATCTCTCGATGAAACTTATTACATCAAGAATGCAATTGCATGTTGGTTGCATTACTTTCCCGAGCACAAGTGGACTCCTGTCTATCAGGAGATGATGAAAAAAGATTCATTCAACACACAACCACAACCGGAGCCACCCAAACCACGTGCAGCACGACGCCGCAAACCAAAACCAAACAAGGACGCAGCTTGATCTTTCACACTCATCTCTTCGCGAGTACAACGTAACACTATCTAGTGGGGAAACTATATATATCCTCGCTCGAAACTCTGAGGAAGCTGCTTGGCATGCCTTGGAGTTGGCCACAGATAGGACACTAAAACTCGTAGATGTGAGATTGACCGATGAGTGGTAAAAAACCCTACTTTCCAAACAATTGGAAGATGTTCAAGGACGCACCTTGTGAAGCATTTCAGCCTCATATGTTTATTGAGGTAATGGAATGGAAGATCGCAGGTTGGGAACTACCAGGCGATGTGTCCTGTCTAATTCGTACAACAAATCTCAAAACTTTGAAGGTCAAGGAGCATGTGTACAAACGTAAGCATGCAGCGGAAAACAAAGTCCGAGAACTAATGACCAAGGACACACATGAATTTGTTGTGTGTACCCATGAGTCAATCCATCACGTACATCCAAACCATCACCTAATCGATGAACCAGACGACTTTTAACTTTCTTTTGACGACGCTTCTTGATGAGATCGAGATGCATGAACACAAGGACGAGCTGATACAACTAATTGCAGAGCAGGTAATGGACGATACAAATCACGGATAATGTATCCACCAATACATTAGGGGTAGTCAGCATTTGTTTGTATTATTGAGAACCTTTCTCGGAGCATCTCTGAAACGCGTTAATTTCAACATGGCTCCCGAGTGTCATGCGTTACTCAAAAGTGTTTGTGCGCTTAAGGGCATAACCGTCTCTGAATATGTGTACACTTTAGTAACAGAGCGTTTTCATGAATTGGTTTATTCGGATAACCAAGTACAACAGATTTTATTGAACGGCTCCTACCCAGTAGGTAGTAAGGCCTATGTTTTGCAAGAACAAATCCGCAACGATCAACGCCTTGATGCTTAATCTTCCTGACCTTTACATCACCATTGATAAGGAATCTTTTTGGGATCTTTCTATCCACATGGGTAGATTGCGTGTAGAATGCAGCGGTAAACCGCCTCATAGGCCACATCGTCGTGGATCCACTCGCCAATCAATGCACGGACGCACGCCTGGAAAAGGTTCATCAAGCCTTTGACCTGCTGCTGCTCATGCAACGTGAGATCCCTGGTCAATTAGTCAGCACCTTCCTGTACATCGCCTCACACGACGGCTGTCACAAGCAAGCGTTGGAACAGGAACTAGACATGACCACCGCATCGTCCAGTCGTAACACTGATTGGCTAAGCAATGGACGCATGGGGATCAGACATCCCGGCTTGGGGCTAATTACAAAGGAGCAAGACGGAAGACGACAAAGACTTCGTCTCACTGACAAAGGTAAAAAGCTCATTCGTCAAATGAAATCCACCATTTATGGCTAAACAATTCACCTGGGGTGAAGCCGTAGAGACGACATTACGTACACGTCCAACGTGGCGTAACGGATCAGGGCGTAAGCCTTCGATCATTAACTGCGGTCATTTCACTCGTCTTCAAGGACTCAGCTTTCCTTGTAATCGCATCAACGTCACCATCATGGAGGACATTGGTGTTGAGCTTGAGGAAGCAGGTAAATCAGACGCCACGATCAACCGTGTCACGTCTGCTGTTGCAACTGTGCTCAACCACTGCCATCGGCGTGAGTTGTGCAACAAACCTCCTGTGTTTACCAAACGCAAAGAGGATGAAGTTCGCCTGACTTGGTTCTCCAAGGCTTCAGTAGACAAGCTCATCCATGCAGCAATTGATCCCTTTGACCGCAAGGACGTAGCGGACATCATCGCTGCTGCTGCCTACACAGGCATGCGACAAGGTGAGTTACTCAAGATCAAGGCACGTGACATTGATTTAGGCGCAGGTCTGATTCATGTCGGTGGTCGCCCTGATGTGAAGACAAAGCCTGGTAACTACCGTGCGATTCCTATCCACGAACGTATATCAGGTCTACTATCTGAGCGTCTTGAATATCTTTCACCCAACGTGAAAGTGTTCGGTGACGAATGGAATGACAAGGATCAATTACTTCGATCATTTAAGCGAGTACGTAAGTACGCCGGCTTAGATCAATCCCTTGTCTTTCACAGCTTGCGTCATTCTTTTGCGACATGGCATGCAGAAGCTGGAACACCGATGCGAACACTTATGACTCTCATGGGACATAAGCGCATCGAGACCACCCTTCGGTACGCAAAGACCACAGACTCAGCCTTGAACGAGGCTATGGCTGCGATCTAAGCGTGTCTACTGGGTGCGCTGCTACACTCTTCTGGTCGGAGTTGCCGACATTTCTCAGCGAGTCTCATCGCTGGAATCCCCACGCGGATGTGGCGGAATTGGTAGACGCGCTAGTTTCAGGTTCCTGAGCGTCTAAAATACGCATGTGAATAGGTCAGGTTGAGACGCCTGACCTTTCTTTCACACTCACCAATCCACTCCGGTATGAATCTAAATACCGGGTCTAACGCACATTCTCATTGGCAACAAAAGCAGAGATCCACGAACAAGTGGAGCTTGAGCGTGAGCAAATACGCCTGGGACTCAAGCAACTACACGACAACAAAAGAAAATTAGAAGACAAGGAATATGCGTCTGCATGTGTGTATGGCGTGTCTTCTATTCAAGGTCTAATTCCATTAGTAGTTGGACGTATAGAAGAAACTGCATTGCGAGCCAAACGTGGTTTTACCGGCGTAGCTTTCAAAGAAATTAAGCACTACCTCGCTGACATCGAGCCTGAAGCAGCCGCGGCCATTGCCTGCAAGGTCACGTTCGACAAGGTATTCAGTAACAAATCCAAGGCCAACCAAGTCCAGAACATCACAGACGCAATCGGACAGGCTGTTGAGAACGAGTGCATGATGCGGCACTACGAGAGCAAAGTGCCTGGTCTTCTACACACGTTGAAGGAGAACTACTTCCACAGATCCATCGGCACGCATCAGAAGGTCAAGGTCATCACAACGTTGATGAACCGCTATGACGTACCGCACTGGGAATGTTGGGGTCGAACCAATCGGATCAAGCTTGGAGGTTGGCTGATCGACTGCATCATCGAAGCAAGCGGGTGGTTCACCCGTGAGATGAGGCAGGAGGGACGCAAGCGTCAGAACTACATCATCCCCAGCACACACTTCTTATCTATTAAGGAGCAAGTGATGGCTACGGCTGAGCTGTTTAGTCCGTTGGCTTGGCCGATGCTGATCGAACCAAACGACTGGACCAACAAAAGAAAAGGCGGATACTTGCTAAACGAGATCATGCGGTCGTACGACATGGTTCGACGTTCAGCTCCCCGGTGTATACAGGGAGAAACTCCAATTGACTTTCTGAACAAGATTCAGAAGGTTGCCTACACGTTAAACCCGTTCATTGTGGGTGTCGCCAAGACCCTTCTCGATCGTGGAATACAAGTAGGTAAGTTTATCCCTATCGTGGAGATACCTCTACCACCTAAGCCTTTTGATATAGCTGAGAACAAAGAAGCTCGGCATGAATACAATCGCAAGGCTGCAGAGGTACACAACACAAACGCACAAGCGTTTCAAAGGTCATGTCGTACAAGGATGACCATGAACGCAGTGAAAGTATTTGAGGATAAAGAGAAATTCTTTATACCTTGGAGCTTTGATTACAGGGGGAGGGCTTACCCAATCCCTGCCTTTCTTACACCTCAAGATACTGACTTTGGTAAGTCACTTTTAAAGGTTCATGAGCAGTCATTCATGACTCCTGAAGCTGAAGGGTGGTTAGCTTTTCAAGTTGCAACTACATATGGTATGGACAAAGACACTATGTCTGACCGTATCGCATGGACAACTGAAAATCACAACCTCATTTCACGAATAGCTACTGACCCTATTGCCAATTTGTCTGAGTGGGAAGGAGCAGATGAGCCGTGGACATTTTTAGCAGCTTGTGAAGAGTATTATCATTGCGTCATTGAATGCAATCGAACTCAAACTTCTTTACCTGTTGCTGTTGATGCCACGTGCTCGGGCATGCAAATTCTCGCGGGTCTCGCTAGGGACGCATCTACAGCAGCGCTAGTAAATGTATTACCCAGTGAAGTACCACAGGATGCATACAAGGTAGTTGCTGAAAAAGCTAGGCCACATGTACCTGAATGTATACGTCCTTATTTGGACAGGAAGGCGGTCAAAAAAGTAGTGATGACCGTACCTTACAACTCAAAGCCCTTCTCAAACCGTTCGTACATACGCGAAGCTTTAAAAGAGAAGGGTGTTGAAGTTGAAAAGGATGACCTAACTGCAACCGTTAAAGCTGTACGTGATGCCATGAACATCATTGTTCCTGGTCCGATGCGTGTCATGAAATGGATTGAAACAGAAGTGGCCGCGGCCATTGACCGTGGAGCAACAGAACTTGAGTGGGTAACACCATCTGGATTTGTTGTGACACAAAAGCTGATGAAGAAAAAGGTTCAAGAAATTGAACTACAACTTCTAGGTAGGTGTCACATCAAAGTTGCTACAGAGGATGGAGATAAGGTTGATAGATCACATCATAAAAATGCAACTGCGCCGAATCTAATACATTCTTTAGATGCCTCATTGTTACATCTATCTGCATTACGGTTCGACGCTCCGATTGCCCTAATACACGATTCGGTACTTTGTCGTGCAACTGACATGTCTGTGTTATCAGCCATTGTTCGTGAGACATACATGCACCTATTTGCGGAGCATGATTACCTAACTACCTTTGCTCAAATGATTGGAGCAGAGAAAGACCCACCGATGATTAACGACTTAGAACCTTCATCGGTAATTAAATCTACTTATTTTTTCTGTTAATGTCCCGTACCATCCATCAAACTGAAGAGCCTGTTGTCCTTGAGGGATATCAGGCTGTACTGAAACCAAGCAAGTTTGGCTTTAGCCTTTCTGCACTTGTTGGTCAGAACATGACTGACAAGCTTGAGACTGAACGTCCTGACTGCCTTAAGTGGGCTGAGTCAAAGCTGAAGAACCCGAAGAGATCTACATTGAGACCTGAGCCTTGGGAAGAGGTGTCTGAAGGTAAGTATAAAGTAAAGTTCTCTTGGAATGATTCCACTAAACCTGGCATCGTTGATACTGAGGGTACTGCAATTAAAGATGAGTCAATTCCTTTGTATAGCGGTAGTAAGGTAAAGCTTGCCTTCTACCAAAAGCCATATGTTCTCAAAGATGGTGTTACGTATGGCACAAGTCTAAAGCTTGTTGGTGTACAGATTGTGTCCCTTGCCTCCGCTGCTGGTGTTGATGTAGGCGATATGGAAGACGCTGACGTAGCTGAGCTATTTGGTACGACAAAGGGATACAAGGCGAGTGAGCCAAATGTCCAGATCGAGACTGTTGAGCCTGAAGAAGACTTCTAATGGCTTTTCGATCCGGTCTCGAAGAGAAGGTCGCTGATCTTCTTGTCGAGCTGGGTGTCAAATACGAATATGAAAGTACAAAGGTTCCTTATGTAATCCAACACACATACACACCAGACTTCCTTCTTCCGAATGGGATTTGGCTTGAGTGTAAGGGTTACTGGGACAGTGCAGATCGTAAGAAGGTCAAGTCAGTCATTGAACAAAACCCTGACATTGATCTTCGTATGGTTTTTCAGGCACCCTATAACACTATCTCTAAAAAATCGAAGACAACCTATGCCAAGTGGTGTGAACGCCACGGCATTAAATGGGCGTCCTTCGCGACTATCCCTATTGAGTGGCTCCTATGAGCGACACAGAATTTGTAAGGCACATGCCTTGCACTGAGTGCGGGTCATCAGATGCAAACAGTTTGTATTCTGATGGCTCCACATTTTGTTTTAGATGTCATGCCTATTCGCATGGCGACAATGACGTTATTCACACTCCCAGATCGGAAGAGC